ACAAGGCTGTATTGTAAATTGCAGCCCATTGCATATCGCCAAGAAACGGCCCCGCGAATACGTCGTTTTGGCAACCAATATAAAGGCCGCGAGTTTGATCAGGCGTTACAGAAGCAACTGCGGAACCTAGCAAAACCCCGTCTTTATAGGCTCGAATGTTGGTGCCGTCATAAGTCACTGCAAGGTTATATGTCGTGTTGATCGACATGCCGTGCGCTGTGGTTATGTCTGTTTGTCCAGCGTTGCCCGCGACAAAGTTGGTCGCGTTAATGAAGAAACGCTGTTGCACCGATCCCGACCCAGTCGTGTTCATGAACAGTCCTTGCGCCGCCGACAAGCTGTCAAACCGTACCCGCGTCGATATTGTGTATTGGGCCGGAAGGTATCTGTTGCGGAAAAATACCCTGTTAGCACCAGATGGTCTGTCAAAGACACGAGTTCCGAAAGCACTTGCCCACCGAATAAGCCCCGGCTGTGAACCGCTCCCTTGCGTCAGATTATATGCGCCAACAATATCCTTGCCCGTTCCAGAACGGAAGTCATATAGGCTTTCCATGTTTGCCCACGATGACAATGAAGAGAATGGGGCGCTTTCTTGGGTGTTATTATTTGCGCGGGCAAGTGCAGCGTAGGTCAATCGCCCTTTAGTGGCTTCCCCAACTCTATTGGCGTGAAGTCCGTCAAAGTCAGCCACTGGAAGATTAGCCGTTTCGCCGTCATTCCAATCATTAATTGGGTCCATAAACCAAGTATATGGGCGGACAAAAGGAACGCCCTGACCAGCAGACACGCCCGCTTGGGTATTTGTTCCAGCGTTCGCGTCAACGAAAAGCATCCCGTTGGAAACAATGACAGGGAATGTTGGGCTAACGCCGTTTAGGTTTGCACGCAGGTAGTCCACATATTCCGATTGGCTGTTTTGGTATACCAGTGCGTTTGCAGTGACGTTTGCGTCCGTTGCCACAACAGTCGATGCGTCTGGATTAGAGCTAATATGAACCGCCCCAAGAGGTTGCACTGTGAACCCTTGCCCCTCTAGCGCAGTTTTTGCAGCATTCCAACGGGAAACCGCAGTTGTAAGTCTATTAGGGTGATTTGCAGGATTTCCCGACCATGTGCCATCGACAAACCCGGTAGAGCCCTGCGCATTACCGACAAACACAATCCGGTTAAGGTCTGGTCGCGCCGCAGAAAGAGCATTGGCGAAAGAAACCATTGGGCTAATATCGCCAGCCTGATGGTTTCCAGATACGTCGCCAGTGTCAAGGATTGCACCAACTGGCTGAGCAATAACCCCAGATTGATTGTATTCGTAGACATTAGCAGCGAATGTTTCACCAGATGCGCTATCCCTGCCGTCCATGTGGCTGTTGCCCGTTGTGAAGATCAGGCCTACAGGTAGAGATGGGGAAGTAGCGTCCCCAGCGCCTTGACGCCACGGGTCAGCGTTTACCGTTGCCGCATTGCCTGAAACGTTTTTGCGCAAAGTACGAGTTCCGCCTGTGGTGAAATAACATTCAGCATATTCAATTTGCCATCCTGATGGAACTAGACTTGCACCCGCAGTTGTTCCGCAAAACGAAATTTCACGAATTGTCGGGAATGTCGGTGACGCTGTTGGGGTCCAAGTCCAAGAACCTGCTACAGTTCCGTTGTTAGTGATTGAAGCCGTACCAGCCGAATGGTTTACATCAACGACTATTGTCTGCCATTGGTTTAGCGCAAATCCGGTAGATGCACCTACTCCAGACAAAACAGAGTTAGCCGCGCCATCTCTAACGTAAAGACGGAACCCGCCAGTCGTGGTAAGTTCAAGATCGCATGAGTTGCTTTCTTGGGTAAATAGCCTTACCGATGATCCCGGCAGAGACGTTGGGTAGATGTTAGCCCGAAACTCCATGCGCGTCGTGCTGGCTGGAGTGCTATTAGCGGGGTCGCGGAAATACGGGCCAGTTCCGCTTTGAATATGGAAGACTGCTGGGGCCGCAGCTTGTGTTGTAACAGAGCATATTTGCGTAAACCCGTTAATGGTCACAGCGAAATCAACAGCCGTCAAACCAGAAGCCGAGGACATCTTACGGATTTGGATGTATTGGTCAGGCTGAATAGTTCCAGAAGTTGTAGTCCACGCCTGAATTTGCGTCGTGCCATCAGTTGCGACTGAACGCCATTCGACGCCAGTTCCAGGCACAACAGTTTGCGAAGCGCGGCGGTTCAAGATGCGGCGCAGTGGCAGTGTGATCATGGCGTTAATTGACTGAAGCGGAAGGTCTAGCCATTCAGCGCCGCTAGGAACGTTTGCCCACAAGATAACCTGCGTATGATCGGTTGTAGTCCAGTCGATTGCGTTTGAGGTTGCTACAGCACCAATACCGGCCGCTGGGCCAACAGTTGTCAGAGCGGCTTCAAGTGATGCCCTTGTAGTTGCTGTTTGCGCTGCGCTTAGATTAGAAAAAACAGAAGATGGCGTAGATATTCCAGTTATGTCTATGGACTGATCCAGTAATGGATTTCCAACTATCCCAACGGCGAGAGACTTACCTATATAGATTTGATTGTTTTTCCCATCTTCAAACCTTAGTCGGGTTTGTGTCGTAATATCCCTAGGATCAACAATCGTTGCGCCATAAATCATTGTTGCCTCGGCAGGGTAAGTAGTATCCCCGACTGTAATTCCGTTTGCCGCACCGCCTAAGAAAATGTCACTAATCGAGAACACGCGATTATAAGAAGGCGTGAAATTGTTGCTGTTTACAAACAAGCCTTGACTATCAACGCCTGATCGCTTGTTTTCCATATAATGGCGGTTTCCAGCGTAGTATAGCGGGCCAAGCGTACCAATACCCGGCCCGAAGTGCTGCGCAATATCGCCGTGGGGGTCGCGCGCATCACCGTTATTCGCTTCTGCTATGCCGGAACGCGCGAAAGGCATACCAAAGCTATTCCGTAGCACATAAAGTGTCGCGCCGGGATCTACAACGAAAGCCGATTGGTCCATATAAACGCGGCGGGTGCGACAATCCATTAAAACACCCGCGCCACTTGTTGGAGGGGTAATTTTTTTGAACCCGTTAGCCATGTCGCTAACTTCACAATCTTGGAAGTAAACGTCAGTTGCGCTAGCCGCTCCGCTAGAGTTGAACGCATCGGCAAGGTAGTGCGCAATTCCAATCTCTGTTCGCGCGTTAATTTGCTGCGACCCAGACGCCGCAAGAATGGCAATGTGGGTTGCCGTTTGCGGGTTAAATGACGATGATCTAGTTGATCCTGTGCCGGTAGTAGCCAATGTGTCGGAAGTTGTCGCAACAACGGTATTATCGCCTATTTTGTAATAGACACTGGCCGAGCCACGGTTGAAAAACTCAATCCACGCCGATGTTGCCGCTGGGTCTTGGAATGTAAGCGCATATCTTGCCGAAGTTGTCGTGGCCGTTTGAACGTTGTCCGTTCTGATATATTCAGGGTAATTTGCCGTTGGGTCCAAATTAACCAGGCCCGCGCCGTATCCGTGGCGGAATGTGCAGCTTTCCCACCGCATCCCGGACAGGTTGCAGGTGTTGAACATGACCGTGCTGTCATGCGTTTTAGGCCACCCAGTCATTTGGTGAAGCAAGCCCCTGAATGTTAGGTTGGTGATTGTGCCGTTGAAGTTCATCCGGCGAACCGAACCGCCAACGCCCCCACGCACCACAAACGGGGTTGTGAAAGCCTTGCTGCTGATTGTTGTATCGCCAAGAGCTCCCCTAATCTCGGCAGTCTTGCCAGAAAGGGTTGCGGCGCTGTTTGCCATAAGCGCGGTCCATTCAGCGTCGGTCGTAATGATGTAATCTGCGGACGTAACCGTGATTAAGTTGGACGTCATTACAACAGGGCCACCAACGCCGTTGTTTAGCGTTACACGGCAACGAAGTGTCTGACCCGCAGTTGTCGAAGTGTAAGTCGTGGATGTAGCGCCACCAATATCAACGCCCGCATTTGTCCATTGATAAGTTGCGGTTGGAATAGGGTTTCCAGTTGCCGAGAAGTTAACCGTTAAAACGCTGCCAACTGCATCAGAACCAGTGATTGAAGGGTTAGACGTAAAAACAGGGGCAGTAAGCGCGCCGCCCCTTTTATACCTAGCAAGAACGCCGCCGGGCTGCCCGATACGATTGTTTTCAGTTAGCCCGATAATGATCATGCGCCGAAGCCCTCAGTGTAGATAAACGCTTGTGTCTTAGTTGGCAGAGCGTAGACCGTGACGATGATTGAAGGCGGAAAGACAATATATTGGCCCGCGCCTAAAGGGGCAAGATCATCGAACACCCTAGCGCCAATTGTGCCTGTACCAAAACGTACAGGAGTTGAACCTACCACCACAACCGTGTTAGTCGATTGCGCTCCGTTTAGAATTTGCGTTCCCGCCGATGTGACCGTAACTTTAGCCATGTGTTATTCCCACCCGTACAGATAAGTTATCGTATAAGCTAAGGTGCCCGCAGTTGGCGCGGTTCCGACTTTCTTTTTGACGACTTGCACAAACTCGCCGGGGTTTACGAATACAGGCGCATCCCCGAAGTCGACTATGATATCACCAAGCGTGGAGTTTACCGCCGCAGCCGATGGTACGCCATGAATGCCGAGTGGAATACGTCGCGGGGCCTTGGATGTGACGCCTTCCGCCGTTGCTAGAGAAACCGCTGTGTGACCGAATGCCAGCGACCATTGCGCGACATAACCGCCGCCCGTTAGCGCGGTCTGTACGTAGGTCTGAATTTTCACGCCGCGAATAACAAGACGCCGCCCTTGCACGTTAGCCGTGCCTTGCGGGACTTGGTAGGATTGGATAATACCGTCAGTCGTAACTGCGAGCGTGTCCGTTTCCCAGAATTGCCCGCCAAGGCCGACGCCAAGCGCCGCAGTCGTGTTTGTTGGTACAGCCGCAGTCGGGTTGGCAGAGTTGGCATAGTTAGCCAAGCTGCCCATCGTGCCGCCCGACAAGCCCTGATAAGAGCCATACATCCGATTGCCTAGCGTACTTGCCAGAGTGCTAATATTAGCGCCGCCAAGCCTTACCGAATACGCGCCAAGGAACGATTGCAACACACCACCAGCCGCGCCGCCTACGATGCGGTGCTTGTGAAAAACCTGCATCCCTTGCGCCATGCACATTCTAGCTTGTCCAGCAGGAAGCGGGATTTGACCTAGTTTAACCGCGCCCGTGCCGTCGTTCACCCAAAATTCAGCTTCAACTGCGCCCATGTAAACGATGAACTGATAACGCTTGTTATTGATATAAGCCCAAACGCCCGAACCAGCCGCTAGTGGGAAAACACCCGTGCTTGTTTCGGTGCCGTTGTTCGATGCAATACCCTGCAAGCCCGCCGAGTTAAGCCGGAAAAATACGCCGTCAGTCGGTGCAGCAGTAGCGCCACCCGGCAGACCTAAGCCAAACTCAATAAACGAGTTAGTCGTAGGTTGCGCCGAAAACGCCAATTCATAATCAGCCGCCAAAGTATTCGCGCCGATGTTCGGAAAGTAAGCGTAAGTCGCAAGCTGCGTTCCGGTTGCGATCGTGGTAATAGACGCCGAGTTGGACGTATACTGACCTGCAGTAAACGATGCGGCCATAGTCGTGGAGCTAAGGTTGTGCTTGCCCGTGTTTTGCGCGGTGTAAGAGAACACCTCTTCGTCAAGCATGGTGTCTTGCGCGACGCGCATCCTATAATCAACGTCAATCTCAGGCGATGCCAGCGAGGTAATGCCAGTAATCAAGCCCTGATCGTTTTCACCAAACGCACGAACGCCACCCACGTTTCCGGGGTTGGTAGATGCGTCCGTTTCGGGCACGACTTTGATTTGGTTAGCGTCATTAACCTCGGCAACGTTTCCGCTAGTATTGCCCTCAATTCTAAAACCCGGCATTGATTAACTCCATTCCCAACGGCAAACAACGTTGCCTCTAATTCTAAGTTGCGTTGTTGCGTAGATAGTAAAGCCGACGCCGTTAACGATTGTTCCCGCCACTAATGAAACCGAACCGGGCAAAATAAATAGATGCTCATATTCGTTAAAATCAGCCGTTGAACCTCCCTGAAACCATACCTTAATATTGGACGAAGCGCCAATTGCCGCCTGTCCAGTTACAACCAAGGATGCGATGTTAGTTCCCGGTGCGGCACCGAAGTCGATAGTCGCAGTCCCCCCCGTTGCGCCTCCCCCGCCACCCCCAGCAGGTGCCGCCCAAGTCCCGTCTGCGCGTAGGAAGTTAGTCGTTCCCCCGCCCGATGCAGGAGCTAGGCCAGCGTTGGCGGTCGTGACAAGCGGCAAGGTATCGTCGTTACCAGTCGATGACGATAGCAACCGAGTGCCCGCGTTGTAGGTGATGTCAGTGCCGACGTTGACCTGCGCACCCGCCGCGATGCCGTCCAGCTTCGTCTTGTCCGCGCCCGACATAAATCCAGCCGCACCCGCAGCGACTGCTACAGCGTGTAATGTACCGCCTGCGCGTGAACCATGTGCCGTATCGTCAAACCGCGCAGCAGGTAACGTACCCGCCGATAGGTCTGATGCCGATCCTGATGTAGCAATAGCAGCAAGCCCGGTGATCGTCGCCGCAGATTGTGTGCCTGTATGGTTAGACCTATCCCTGTCAGCCGCGTGGAAGTGCAGAGTTGTGTCCACACCATCATCAAGCGTGTTAAGGTTAGCCGCAGTCATGGTCACATCGGTAGCGCCAGCCGCAAGCAAGTGAGTATGAGCAGTTGGCGCATCACCGACATACATAAAGTTACCATCAGTAACCGCCGTATCGAATTGCGCCTTGGTCCCAGTAATCCCGACAATCGAAGTCTGATCGCCGCTGTTAGTACCCGTCAAGCCTAGATCAGTCTTAACCTGCGCAACCGTCCTAGATGCCCATGCACCCGCCTTGGACTGGATGAAGTTGTCAGTTGTGGCAGTCAATCCCGCAATCGTTGTCAGATCACTATCTAACGGCTGATATCCCGCCAAGGCAGCAGGCTGAACCGCAGTCGATGCCAACGTGCCTTGCGCCGCAGTAGCAAACGCCGCACTAGACAATCCGTCAAGCAAGTCAGCGTCAAGCCCGGAACCCGGACCGTCAACAGTGATCAGCTTGGCAAGAATACCCGCTGCCGTTTCGTCGCCAGTGTTAGTGCCGCTTGACGTGCCAGAGAACGTGCCCGACTGCGTGGCAAGCGTACCCAAGCCAAGTACCGTGCGACCCTGCGTGGGCGTCAATGCTTCAGGAACGCCCGTGCCAGCCGTGGTGCGACCTATCAGCGTGGCAGTGGCGATGTTTGCCATATCGGCAAGCGTTACAGCGCCCGGATCAATGGTCCAGACAGTACCACCGCCGCTTACAGTAATATCGCCCTTGTCACCATCCGCAACGCCGCTGCCCGATACAGTTTGCCATGACACGTCTTGATCGGCATTGCTAGCCTTAGCCAATACCTGCCCAGTCGATCCACCAGCGGGCAGTGACGCGCCGCCCGTGCTACTACCACCGCCGCCTGTAAACCCGTTGCGGCCATCCTTGCCCGGCTTGCCGTCCTCACCCTTAACGTGGCCTGCATTGATTAGTCGCGAGTTAGTTAGTTCAACGTACAAGTCACCATCATCAGGATCAACATAAACGTCACGGATCGAAACGCCGTTGTTACCATCCGTCCCGTCCTTGCCGTCATTACCTTTAGGTCCAGTCTCGCCTTGCGGCCCCGTATCGCCTTTGTCACCCTTGGCCCCCGTATCGCCTTTAGGCCCCGGAACAAAGCTATCCTTGCCATCACCACCCCGTTCTCCCCGTTCACCTTTAGGGCCGGGGACTACGCTATCTTTGCCTGGTAGACCCTGATCGCCCTTTACCGCGCCGTTCTCAGTAACGCGCAACTCGACTTCGCGCTTGGCAACGGCGATAATGGCAGCGAGTTCAACTGTATTCATTTTGCCCCGCTTAGGTAATCTGTCAATAGCTGTAATGTCGGGTCAATCTCTGGCAACTCATCCTTAACAGCGGGCTTAGGTGCGGATGGCGGCAGTTCTTCGATTGTAGGCTCAGGATCAATCTCGCCGCCTCCCCTGATAAAATCACCGAGCGATTTATCAAGTCCGGGGAATACGCCCGCGTTTACCAATGCCAGAGTTACAGGCTCACTCAATACTTCGGCAGGCAAGATACCCGCATCAGCCAGCGTCTTAGCCGCGTTAGCGAGTTGCGCGCCAATGTCCGCACGTTCCTTATCGCTGATCTGCCACAAGCTAGACCACTCATACCAAAGATCATCAGGCCGTGACCCTAGCGCCGAACGAATAATGCACTCATCAAGGATGGTTAGCGCAGGTTCAAGATAGTTTGTTTGCCGCGAATTAATGAAGTCATAATACGTTGATAGCTCCAACGTGCCGTTGCTGCCCAGACCGCCCGACGATACCCCGAACATACGCGAACGGTTGGAGTTTGCAGCCCCAGCGAGCTGGGCTTGGAAACGGTCGATAAGATCTGGCAATGTGGCGAATGACATTTGCTTCTGCGAGTATACCGCGCCCACGCCATCCTTTGACGTTGCGCCCTCTAGCAACAACACGCCGTTGTTGCCTTTCATCATCATCGCTAGGTTTTGCGCTTTAAGGAACGCGGCCTCTTGCGCGCCACCGTCTAGAACCTGCGACAATCCGGGATATTGAATAACATCAACTTTGGCTTCATAGATCAATGACGACACGTTAGCCATGACGCTATCGTATTGCATGACCGACGTCATAAGATATTGCAGCACACTCTCGCCACGCTGAAAACCGAAACCCTGAGAAGGCGTTTCAGTGCCGAACATGCGGATCACCCGGCTAGGATGGATTTGCACCATGCCCTGATCGCTGCCAGATACGGTGTAGTACTTAGGCCGACCGTATTCAGCAGATAGAGGGTCGTTTTCCCAGTCGCCCACGGTTAGCTGCAAAGGTGACATAGGAATGACAAACCGCAGTCCATCCTTGCCAACAGTTGCGGGGTCTAGCGGCTTCTCTGGCTTTTGACCAACGTCGATGTAAGCATAATACTCGCCATAGAGGCGGCTCATCTTATCGACCCAGTTTAGGGTTTGTTTGATCTTTAGTTTCTTCTCGACAGATTCCAGCATGTTTACTTGCGGATCATCGCCCTGCCATACGCGCCACTTGCGAAAGCTATCGTCCGGGATTTGATCAATGGCGGCTTTAGCGGCTGGACTATCGGAATAGACCGCCTCAAACTGTGCAGTGGTCCATAGTGACTTGACATGGCCAGCCATCATCGCTTTATCGCGTCCGGGGTGTAATCCTGCCATTACGTTTTGGAAACCGTCAGTGATCATGCGCGCGCCCTTTGTTTGTTGCAATTATATGCGAAAGGGGCTTGACGTGCAAAGCGGGGTTGTGGTATGGGTGAAGTATGGAAAAATTACGCATATTAGACCTATTCAGCGGCATTGGCGGGTTTAGCTTGGGGCTTGAACGCACTGGCGGATTTGAAACTGTCGCATTTTGTGAGATTGAAAAATTCCCTCGAAAGGTGTTAGCAAAGCATTGGCCTAATGTGCCGTGTTTTGATGATGTAAGAACATTGAAAGGATCAGATGTCGGAACAGTTGACCTTATTTGCGGAGGCTTCCCTTGCCAAGACTTGTCGTCGGCAGGGGACCAAAAAGGCATTGGAGAAGGCACTAGAAGCGGGCTTTTCCGCGAAATGCTCAGACTTGCAGATGAATGTGGCCGTCCAATTATCATCTTTGAAAACGTCGCACGGTTTCTTAGCGGGCCAACGGAAAATCCCGGGCAATGGTTCTATGAGTTTCTCAGGTCATTGGCCGAGATCGGGTATAATGCAGAATGGTTTTGTATTACCGCTGCCAGCATTGGCGCGGCGCACGAGCGTGACAGGGTATGGATTATTGCCTACCCCCACGAAACACAACTCGAAAGAGGGGGCATATCCCGCAGAGTATACTCGCAACACGCCGACTTTAGCAACGCATGCTGGGGGAAAGATAAACCCGGAGTGGACCGAATGGCTAATGGGCTTCCCTCACAAATGGACAGACTTGCAGCATTAGGAAACTCGATTTATGTTGACATTGCCACGATGATAGGCAATGCTATTCTTGAAACGCATAGGAGTTAGTTATGACAAACTGGGTCGAATGGAACGGTGGAGAATGCCCGCTTAAGTCGGATGATACGTTGTTTCAGGTTAAGCTGGTTGGCGGTAAAATTGCCACTCCAACCCGTGGATGTCATAGGTTGGACTGGGAATATGGTGGTACTGGTACTATCATCGCTTACCGCATCATAGAGGATCACGAACCAAAAATGACACGCGAACAGATCACGGCGCAGATTGAGGCGTTGCAGAAACAGTTGGATGCGATGCCAGTGGTGGAACGCCGATGGTTTCACAATGGATCAATTTTTCCATTCCACGAGCCGCATTTCAAAAACTACTTCGACATCGAAACAATCAACGGCGTCCCTCACATTCACGGGGTCGCGATGAAAGAGGTGGTGAAGTGAAAACCGAATACAAAATAACCGAAGAAAACGGCAAGTTTGTTGTCAAGTCGCATGTGACCAATCCATCACTCAAGTTTTTAGATGAGACATATGAACACACATTCGTAAACTTTGTTGCGGAGTGTGATACATTAGAAGATGCTAAAAAATGTATTGATCTAGTAATCTTAACTTATGGTGTACCAAAATGAAACTGAAACATGGCAAGAAATACGAAACGGCTGATGGTGTTGTTTATCGGGTGCGCGATATGAACGACGGATACTTTTATGAAAGTGATGTGTCAAATAGACTATGGCGTTCTGATGGGGCGGGCGTTGGAAGCCACAACCTAATCCGCCGCTATTACAAAAAACCGAAACCAGCACATAAGCTGGACCTCAAACCCGGCGATGTGGTGGAGTTGGTTGCTTGGGAAGATGGAGAATTATCAGGAATTGGGAAAGAGTACACTTATGATGGTGCATCGCTAAGAGATGACTTCTATCATATAATTCGTGATCCTTCGTCCATTACCAAAGGCGAACGCCCCCTATTCCGCGTAGTGTCACGATCCTAATGCCGCCCAGTTGATCCCGACATGCTTCATAATCGGGTTTAACGCATACCTAAGCGCGTCGATGTAATGGTTATTCGCATCGACGGGCTTAGGCTTAATCGCGCCTGATAGTTTGTCAATTTCCCATGAGTACAGCCTGAATTCCCGCGCCGTTTGAACGCAACGGGGATGGATATACACGCGCTTGAATGATCGGATAAACTGAATACCGTCCTCAACGCTGCCCTTACCCTTGACGCAACCGATAGCCCGGTGAAAGCCCTTGCGCTGAATGTGCGATATCATGCCCGGTTGCGCGCTATCCCATCGACTGACATGCTTGTCATAGTCTGGAATACTGGCAGATACGCGGCTGACAATATCGTCAATTTCAATGCGAGTGCCGCCCGCCTCATAGTCGATGTATAGGCAGTTGTCTTTGACCCATGCACGGACTGCGGCAGTCGGGTCTTGTGAATAGCCAAAGTCGCCACCTAAGTATGGGCCTTGCCAACCGGGGCCATCGACTTCAAACTCTTTGATCTCATATTTGCCCGCCATGATTTGCGCCTCTGTGAGCGTTAGAAACTGGCCTTCCCATATGTGATCGTATGTGTCAGGTCGAAATTCCAGATCGGCCTTGCGCTCATCTTCTAGGCCCTGTGGAAACCAAGGATTGTCGGAATAGTTACATTCGACAATGACCATGCGCTTTGGGTCGTATGAGACGCGGAAGCGCTTGTGAGTTGCGCTTTCCTCGCTTTCCGGGTTCCACGTTAGCCATATTTCGGAGTTAGGTTCACGCATGACTGTAGCGATAAGCTTGCGCCATGCCAACTCTGATACGTTTTCCGCTTCGTCAATCCACGTTAGCAGGACTTTGGCTTTTGACTTAAGGCTGTCTAAGTTATGGCGCAAACCGACGAATAGAAACCATATGTTACCAGACTTGGTGCGGATGTACTCTTTACCAATTGAGAAGTGAGCCGCAAGCCAATCATCTTCCTGAATGACTGACTTCAATTCCTCCATAGAACTGTCAGCCAATGACCCCATAAATTCACGGCCACAAAGGATTGCGCCACGTAGGCCCATAGTTTCAAACACAAGGGCGCGTACGGCCACCATGCGGGCAAATGTGCGGGTTTTAGCGCTACCTCGGCCACCATATGCGCCACGGTATGCCACAGCGCCAATTGGTGGCGCAAACACGGGCGCCAGGGCTTGCGGGATTTGGACGTTCACTTCCATGCGTGTGGTATAGCATAGGCGATGTGGAAAGGCAAAAGCCCCCGAAGGGGCTTAGTGTTCTGATTTACGTTGACCAATTGCAAATGTGATAAGGTCGGCTTCGTCCATTTGAGAACCTCCGATTACTTCGACAACGTAGCCGTTAGGCGTGCTGCAATCAACAACGTAGACCCGACGATATGCTCGGCGTACACCTTCTATAATGAACCAACGGTCTGCAATGTCTGCGCTACGTGCGCCTACCAATACTACTCCTACTTCTTCGCCGTTGCTGTAGGCTTCGACCGCGCGGATTGCTTTAATCAGGTTCATCTTCATCATCCTTGTTTGCGTTTCGATATATACAGACTACACCATCCCACGCGTCATGCAAGCGAAATAATCGCACCAAATGCAGATTTATTCTGTTGACAGGTATAGATGATCGGTTTAGTGTTTAGTCATAGAGACAACGCAAACAAAGGAAACAACGCCATGAACACCTCATTCCAGAACGTCGCAACCATTGCCTTGACATTGAACTCAAACAACGTTGTGATTTTTGAGTTGACGCTGGATCAAGATGCGGCTGACATCATGGGCGAAGATCGCCTCACATATTCATTTTACAGCATGACGGCCGCAAAGAAGTTTGCAGCGGTGTTGCAGTCAAACTTTGATGCGCTTCACGATGAGGCTTTGGCTGATTGATCAGCCTTAACCCCAACAGGCACAAGATTGATCACAGTTGGCGTCATAGTTCCATCGCTGGACGTGTTGTCGATAGGTTGCGTGGCCTTGCCTAGGTGACGGTCCAGCGCATCGCCAATGATCTTGTTAATGTCTGCGCGCAATAATTCTTCCCGCGCTTCCGGCTGGACCATCTCTATTTTTGCCAACACGCCCTCGATTAACAGGTTCTGCAATCGCGCGGCTTTCTCGGCACTGTCTTTGATTAGACGATGCGTTTCGGAATTGATGCCGCCGGGATTGCCAGATTGGCCGGGTTTCCAACGATGCTCTGGGGCTGGGTCTGGATTAGCCATTTGCTGCTCTCAGCATTGCACCTATCGTGCAAGAGAAGGGGTATCGTGCAAGAGACCGATCGTGCAAAATACGAGACCGATCGTGCAAAAGACTGATTATATTCACAAAATCCCCGCCTCTTTCTGGTCCTCGTAATCTTCGAGCATGTTCATTCCGAGTGGTGTTGCATTGATTGTAAAGCTTGTGCCATTGAACATGCACGTAATATACCCTAAGTCTTGACACTTTGCAATTACGGCCTTTGCGTTTCCGATTGCCTTTAGACCAATGCCACGGGTAGTCGTCAGGCATAGGTCAGTGTTATTGTCTGCCCATAACACGCCCCCATGATCGGCACATGCGGCAAGCAAGCGATATTCGTCTTTGTGCAGGTCATCAGGTTCTAGTCGCCACGGTGGATAGATGCCGAGTGACCGTATGGCTTCAAGGTCTGCATCCCATTGCTTGATTAGCGCGCGCCTGTACACGTCCTGATAGTTATCTGGCATTGGCTTGACGTATGGCCCAGATACCCAATCGAATAGGCTCATGGACGCAATGCCACGGTGTAGCCGTCTAGTGGTGTTGATGCGCCGTTATATGCCACGCAGTCGTCAACGATTACATGTTTTGACTTTGCGGTAATACGGAACGACGGACGCCCGAACGCATACACTAGGACGGTGCTTGTTTGGCGGTGTTTGGTGATAAATTCTGCGCGCGTCATGATGTGCCCCTTGGTTGATGTAGGTATAGCATGACGGCGCGGGTGGTGTCAATACCACTTCATGCTTATTCAAGGATACCGCTGGATATCCGACGCCGGATAAGCATTAAACCAACCTTCCCAAAGCGCTTTGGGTCTAATGAAATAAGGAGATACTCTCTTAGATACATCTCTTCTTTAGTTGGTTAGTAGCTTACCCCCACCCATTGCTTTCTTTACCTCTCTTTGCATCTTCAAACCTTATAAGGGGGGGGTGTTATCCGCTATCCATACCTTTATAAGGGGGTGGTTATGCTACTAAGCATGAAACCTTGCTATAAACCATTACTTTCAATGACTTGCGCGTTATTATCTAACTTCTGTGCAAATATGCGAGAAGTTTTTCATTTTATTGTGCGATTTTGCACATTGACACAGTTTTATAATTACATTATTGATTTTCAACACAAGTCACATAAAGGAATTGTAAATGTTTAAGTTTGATCGCGCCACGAAGGACGAAATGGCAGTTGTTGGGAAAAAAGGAGCGAAACAGAAATGGCCTATGCCAGAAATGCACGTAGGTGACGCTATCACCATCACCCAAGGTGAATATGGAGCATCTAATGTATCCACGTATCCCCACATTTACGGAAAAATGTCGGGAAAGAAGTTTTCATGTAGGAAAGTTTCAGAAGGCGTTTATCGTATCATTAGAATTGCATGACATATTGACACCATCTTCCCGCCTATGCTACACATAACGCCACAGAAGAGGGGCTTTCATTGCAGTATCAAGATTTTCGGGAAGCCGGGTTTCGCATTTTCGGCCTATACCCTATCAAGTGTAAGAGTTGTGGCTGCGGTGATCCTGAATGCAAGGTTCCGGGTAAACACCCCTATTCATCCTCATGGCAGCATAGTCCTGAATGGTCAGACGATCAGATAGAAGTCATGAAAATGACGGGCCAGCTATCAACCGGGTACGGCGTTTTGTGCCGTGGTCTTATCGTTGTGGATATTGATGCGCGCAATGGTGGTGTTGATAGCTGGGCCAAGTTGGCCGAGGCTGTGCCTGATCTTGCAAACTGTGGGCTGATTGTTGCGACTGGTAGCGGCAATGGTTCCCGGCATTTGTATTTCACTGCACCGGAAGGTGTTGCGATGGTGACGCACTTGCCAGAGTTCAAAGGTATCGACTTCAAGAGTAGCGGTTACGTTGTTGGGCCGGGTTCACTTCATGCCAGCGGCGCTAGGTACGAGGTGCTTGATGGTGACGCCTACAGCATAGGTCCAGCGCCTGACGCGCTTGTGGCATTGCTACGCAAGCCGGAAAGGCATAGGGCGGAATACAACGGTGGGGTGATGGACGTTAGCCATGATGACTTGGCGGATATGCTTAAACACTACAAAAACGCCGAACTAGACTATGAGGACTGGATTAGGGTCGGGATGGCCCTTCATAGCGCGACAGGTGGCGACGGATTGCACCTATGGGAACAATGGTCATCTACATCAGCTAAGCATGACGGTGATGGCATGGCCGCTAAATGGCATTCTTTCGGCAAGTCTGCAAACCCCGTCACAATTGGCACGTTGATCTATCACGCAGAGCAAGGCGGATGGATTAGAAGTGTTGTGTTTGACGAACCGGATGCGCCTGTGACTGATACACCGCACGATGGGTTGCCATTTGACATAAGTGGCGTTGATCTAAACTGCCCCCCGGGGCTTGTCGGGGTTGTGACAGAGTGGATCAATGATCAATGCCGTAGACCGCGTAGGAAGCTTGCTGTCGCGGCGGCGTTGACAGCCATGGGCAACCTTGCAGGATTACGCTATACCGACGCTAGAGAGGGCGCTACTTGCAACCTATTCACGTTCTGCGTTGCAGGGTCACGGACTGGCAAAGAAGCAGTGCAACAGGCCGTTGCGGACATTCACCGGGCTGCGGGGATTATTGCTGCAACTCATGGCTCTATCAAGTCTGAAAAAGAGATTGTTTCTAACCTTGTGCGTCACCAGTCTGCGCTTTACGTTGTCGATGAGATCGGAGAATTGTTGCGCAAGATTAAGAACGCTCAGGATAAAGGCGGCGCTGTATATCTTGACGGCGTTATTGGTATGCTTATGTCTGCATATTCCAAGGCTAACAAGTACATGCTATTGCAGGGCGACCGCAAGGAAGAAGTTCGGGAAATGCTTTTGAAGGAAAAGGCATTGTTGCTTAAAGGTGACGTTGCCGAAGATGATGTGAGGATAGGCGAAATTGACCGGGCGATAGTGTCGATTGATAGCGGGTTAGAAAAGCCTTTCTTGTCATTGCATGGTTACACCATCCCGGAAACATTCGACAGCATGGTTGACCATCGCAGCGCCACTAACGGATTTATCGGTCGATCATTGCTTTTTTATGAACGTGAAACTGTTCCAAGGGCTAAACGTGGATTTAAGGCGCGACCTATGCCAGATCCTCTGAAAATGACTTTTATGCAACTGTATAGTGGCGGTGAATTTGAGGTTAATTCACGGGCTAGGGTGCAATTTATAGGCGATAGGATTGAAGTCCCTTCAACTGCGGACGCTGAAAAGATGCTTGATGCGGTACTGGATTGGATCGAAGACAGCGCCGAAAACCAAAAGGGGCGCAGCGGCTTGGAGGCTCTGGTTTTGGGGGCTTATGAGTTGGTTGCCAAGGTTAGCTTGATCTTGTCAGTTGGCGAGGGGTTGCGCACGGCTGAACATGTGCGATGGGCATTTGCTCTGGTACGTAATGATATTGAGGAAAAGATTGCTCTCGTTGTGTCTAATGATCGCGCGAAGGATGCACCAGCTTTAGCTTTGAAGGCTCGGATTTTAGGGCTTGTTAGTGGCGATGATGGCGAAACGTCCGGGGTTATTATCAACAGGTGCCGGGGATACAAGCGGGCAGACATTGAAACGGCATTGGCGGCTCTATGTAGTGAAGGCCATGTTTCCAAAGAAGAAAAGGTTCATTCTAAATCCAAGAAGGTTGTTGCAAGGTATAAAAAAGTATGATAAGCGTTTAACTATTGGAAAAGGAGCGACTAATGGCTATTTTAGACGACATTGAAACACCCGTCGATGGTCCGGGTTTTGTGACTATCTTTGGCGATGCAGGCAACGGCAAAACAAGCCTTGCCGCTACATTCCCAAAGCCTATTTTCATCCGCGCCGAGGATGGATTGAAGGCTGTTCCGAGTGAAAAGCGACCCAAGGCTTTCCCATTGCTTAAGTCTGCACAAGACTTGTGGGATCAGATTACGGCATTGATCAAAGAAGATCATGAATTTGAAACGCTTGTCATTGATAGCGTGTCAAAACTTGATGTTCTGTTTACCGAAGAAATAATGAAAGTTGATGGCAAGAATAATCTTGCACAATGTGCGGGAGGTTATGGCGCAGGCTTTCAGGTGTTGTTCGGTATGCACCAACGGTTGCGCAAGGCTTGTCAGGTTTTGCAGGACAAGAAAGGCATGAATATCGTTTTCCTCGCACATGCGGACGTTGATAAGATTGAGCCGCCGGATATGGCGGGTTATTCCAAGTATGTGATGAAGATCACGGCGAATAACAAAGTCAACTGCGCTGATCCTTATATCAATGACGTTGATTTGGTTGGATTTATCAAGTTAAAGACTTTTGCCAAAGGGGCGGAAGGCGAAGTCAAGAAAGCAATGTCAACAGGTGCGCGTGAGTTGATTTGCTTTGCCACGGCAAGCAACGTGTCTAAAAACCGTTTCGGAATTACGGATGCAATCACTGTTGAGTTGGGTGTAAACCCATTAGCGGGACTTGTACCTTTTATTCCGGCAATTGAAACAAAAGATGGAGCGACAAAATGAGTTTTTGGGATTTTTCAAGCGTAAACGAAACGCCACCGCAAGAGACTGTGGTGACACAAGGCGGGGGTGATCTTGCTTTTCCTGACGGAACATGGTTGACTGTTTCGCTTGATGAAGCTAAGTGGAACTCGTTCAATGGCGGTGAACGTCATATTTCCTTGCGCGGTTCAATTCTTGCGCCACAGGAATATGATGGCGTGAAAATTTCCAATAGGAAGGTTTTTGCGAAGCTTTGGATTGTAGATGGAAACCTTGAAAGCAAGAAAGATACGGCTGATGCTTACAAGAAGAAGCACCAGACGCTTTTGATGGGTATTGACGCCCATACAGGTAAGGTGTTGCTAAAGAAGGCAGTGAAATCTGGTAACCAAGATTGGAGTCCAAATGACGAAGACTTGGTTGAAATTATTAATAAGCCGTTTTCATGGCGGATTGGAGCGATGAAGTCTAAAGAAGGTAAAATTATCAACTATCTATCTGGCATTGGCGCACCTAATCGCGCCCCCGAAATAAACGGTAAGCTATCCTATAATGAGCGTGACGAGACGCCTAGGGGGTCTTCTATGTCGTCCAGTTCCGGCGGGTCGCGTCAAGATATGGACGACGAAATCCCGTTCTGATATAGACAGATAACACAAGGGCGGCTATAATGGCCGCTCTTACATTGTGTAGATAGGATGGATATGAGATGGAAGTAGAACAACGGTCCCCCGCATGGTTTAACCAACGCAAGGGCAGAGTTACTGGGTCTAACGTTGCAGCAATCCTTGGTGATGATCCTTACCGCACGGCTGGTGATGTATTGCGCGGTATGGTTCGGGATTATCACGGCGTGGAAAGCGAGTTTCCAGACAATCCGGCAATGGCTTGGGGCCGATCAAATGAGGCTAACGCTATTGGCTTGTTTGAGTTGTCAACTGGTCTTGATGTGCAGAAATGCGGTTTTTTTCCGTATGAGGATTGGATAGGTGCTAGCCCTGATGGTCTTATCGGAGACGACACCATCCTAGAGTTTAAGTGCCCCTACGGCATCAGAAACAAACCTGATCCAGTGCCGTTTAAGAGATTGGATCAAACCCATTACTACGGTCAAATTCAAATCGAAATGCTGGCATCTGGACGCAACAAGGCAATCTTTGCGCAGTGGACGCCAAACGGTGATTATGTCGAACATGTTAAGAAAGATCAGGATTGGGTAAACGAAAACATTCCTAAGTTGCGTGATTTCTACAAATACTACCTAGTCCAGATTGAAAACCCAATTCACCTTGAACCTAAGCGCCGAGAGATCAACACGCCGCGTCTTGCGCAGTTGATTGCGGAATATGACGATATGAAAGAGGCTCAGGATCGGGCAAAAGAACGCATTGATGAAATCATGGACGCCATGCAAGAGGCGGCAGGGTTTAAGGACGCATTGATTTGTGGGCGCAAGTTAACTAAAGTGCAAAAAACGGGCGCTATCAGCTATGCAAAGGCAATTAAAGACCTATTGCCAAAAGCTGATCTTTCGCCTTACACTGGCAATTCTAGCGAATATTGGAAGTTTACTTAACCATGTTGCGCCCATATCAGCAGGCCGCGCACGATGCTGTCGTGCAACACATTCGCTTGTCCCGCGATCCTTGCGTTGTAGAAGCCGCAACTGGGGCAGGTAAAAGCCATATCATTGCCGAATTGGCTAAAACAATCCATGATATTAGCAATGGTAAATCAGTCTTGGTTTTACAGCCCGGAGAAGAATTAGTAAAACAAAACCATGAAAAATATGAAGCAACTGGCAACCGCGCATCTATTTTTAGCGCGGCTGTAGGATCAATTAGCACAAGGTTTCCAGTTGTTTTTGGAACGCCTGTTTCCGTAAAGAATAAACTGTCACGATTTGGGGATAAATTCGGCCTTATAATCGTTGATGAATGCCACGGTATTACCCCTACCATTATTCATATAATCGACACTATCAGGTCTAAAAACCCTAATGTTCGAGTTGTTGGATTAACCGCCACGCCTTATAGATTAGGCACGGGCTATATTTACAAGATTGATGAAAAAGATAAACCAGTTCCTGACTTTCAAACAAAAGACCCATACTTCACTAAGCTGGTTTATCGGGTAACGGCAAGATACTTGCTTGATCTTGGATACCTAACGCCTGTAACTATTGGACGTATCGGATCAGGTCATTATAACACGGCTGAATTGAACGGTCAGTCATTTAAGAAGGATGCGGTTGATCGTGCGT